TCCCGCTGTTACCTACGGCCCGAATCGTTCATGTGACTAATCGTAAAGATCCACCTCAAACGGAATTGCCGAAGCCCATCTGCCTGCAAGAGCAGATAGAATCTCCGCCTTATCCGTCAACTCAATCCAAGGACTGAGCTTAAGAAGTAGCTCGTCAGGGTCATTCACATGAATCTTCAAAAAGTCCGAGTCAGAGGAAGATACCCGCCCACTCCACCAGCCCAGGTCCAGAAGAACTGAACCTGCCACATCAAAGGATACGCCAATGCGTACACCTTCGCGTGGTACTAGTGGATTGCGGAATTTCCAGGAAAGACTCGGCATCCCGTACTTACCCTTACTCAGCTTTGCCCACAGTCGCTCATTGTGTCGAAGAGCATACTTGGCACCAAGTCCGTCTGTACAGAGAAGCTGATCAATCTTCATGCGCTGGTCGAACAGCAAATCGACCACCATGAGTGATTGAACACGATTACTCGCCTCCAAACCTCTTGCCGGTAGGATGCGTCGAAGGCTCTTAAACTTCTTGAGCCTCTCCGACGCGATCTGCCAGCATCTCCAGTCCCCACCGACATGGGTGGTGAAGTGCAGGTTGCTGAAAGCTGCAGCCCGCATACACCGTACATCCATGTCTGACGGCGTTCCGATCAGTCCAAGCCCACCGAAACGCTGCGGCACGTACCACGGCAAGCGCACCTGACGAAGCAATTCCATATGCTCCGCCAGAAACGCTCGTCGAACGGCGCGTTTCACGCCGTACCCGAACCCACCACCTGTCTGACATTCAGAGTCAAGAGCAGCCATCCGGCTGCCCAGGTCCATTTCGCGATCACTGCGAACAACATCCACCACACCAACAACCCCTTGAGAGCGTTTAACGCCCTTGAGGAGCCCCATATTTATGAGGGGCGTGGTGCGGATGTAGTCCAGTGTTCGTCCCCACGAACCATCCAGGCGTTGCACCAATACTTCCCGATCAGGATCCTCCCGCGGGTCGTAGTAGTGCAAACGTGAGTTCATCTCGAGAAACTCAGCAGACCAGTAGGTCTTTCCCACCGATTCGATCAAGCCGAATACATGGCGACCGACCCAACTCCAGACGCGACGCCCAAAGGCGCCACATTGGAAGATCAGGTCATCACCATTGATCAGCAAACGAATCCGACTGGGACTGAGTAACTGGCGGCGAAAGTCGCCGCTACGAGTGATACTTGCCTCCGCCTCCATTGCAACGCGACACAGGGTGTAGTTTGCTAGACACAAAATAGGAAAGGAAAGAATCGAACCCATCAACTGGCCAGTTACTTGCGGCTTATCGCCGAAGATATGACCAGTTAGCAAGATTCGACCAATTCTCTCCTCCTTCGGGTCTAAGCCCAAAACACCAGACAATTCGTCCCACAGGATATTTGACACCGTGGAAGATAGATTGTCCGTCGCCGCCTCAAAGTCACCGCTCAGCCACTTCCAGCCGTCGCGCAACTTGCCGAGCTGCTCCTGCATGAATTCTGCAGTCAGCTCACCGCCACACGTCAGGGATTTAAACACCGGACAGTGTGAGAGGCAGCGAAAGAGATAACGCTGCAACGGACGCATAACCGTCTGCATGGCTGGAGGACCCTTCGTAATCACCCGAACCTTCAAAGCTTCTGCCAGTCCGACGGGTTCGACCTGTGGCAACTCCTTCGACGCGACCGCCAGTAGGCGGTGCCAATAAGCGTCAAAGTTGTCGCGAAGATCTTCTTCGCCGGACACATGCACCAAATCACCAACTCGCGAGAATGAGAGGTAGCCGCCTTCTTGACGGAGATCCTTAAGTAGTTCTGGATGCTCCAGTACGAAGCCGACCGCCCCACCAGACTTGCGAGAGTTGATATAGTGTGCAGAAGTACTCGGAAAGTAGGGACGAATACGTTCCTCCCAGCTATACGGGTGTTTCTTTGCGTATGCCCCCACGATCTCACGAACTGTACGCCGTAGATGGCCTTCAATGTCTGTCATCGTAACAGGTATCATCGATTCGAGCTGTGAAAACTGCTCGTCGCGGACACCCGAAAGCGAACGACATTCATCCATGAAGTCCATACAATCGGCCCAGTCGGGGTGAGACGCCGGAATCTCTTCGCCATTGCTGAGCAGGCGCGTCGATACAACCGTCGTCAATTTCTTGACGGTCTTCTCGACGCTCTTCTCAACAAGTTCGCGATCCGGTCGTGGCATACCCTTCTTCGACAACTTAATCGAAGCAAGAACACCCAGGAACTTACGTCTGTCCTCTGCTCTTCTCAGCAGCAGACTAAGGAAACGCTGACCCGCACCCGCCAACAACATGGCGGGCCGATCCCAATCCAAGAGGGACGCCTTCGGTGCAACCGGTAGGTCACAACCTGTAGACGCTGAGAAGAAGGCAGCTAGCTTATACTTAACAAAAGCTATCCAGCTGCCACACTCCTCAGCCCCTCGGGACCAGTAGGACACAGTCGACTGTAAACAGCGACTATAGTGCTCCTTTCTGAACCCGAGGGTTGTCAACAGGTCAAGTACCGTCCGACAGGCATCAACAATTTCGCCGTAGGATTTCACACAACCGTGACCACGGCTGTGGTGAGTTTTAGGCTGACCGCCTAGCTTACTACAATGGGCTTTCAAGTGCTCACGCATTTGAAGG